GGCATCTATGTACTTAACGCCATCCTGGCCACTAATGGTATCTATCTGCGATAATGGTTTGGCCTCCTTCACATAACTCTTGAACAGTTGATTGGACGTTAATCTTGTCCAATATGAATTAACTGCATACATAACCGCACCTGCATCAAAGCCTATGCTCGCATGGGATGACACTTGAAGGGCAGCAGTCCACTTGAATCCTTTGTTGAATTGTGGCGGCCCCCACTTCTGGGGTACTCCACAGACCTCTGCTATGTGATCTGATAAAGGTGATGTGCGCACTTCTGTTCGTGGAGAGGATGCCCCAATCACAGTGCCCAAAGGGCGAAAGTGGGGTCCAGTCTCATTCTCCTTCGTCAAAAAGCGAAAAGGACTACGTTCATGTAAATTCGTTCCAGTGAAGAATTGTACGTCAAATTGTTCCACTTCAAAAGGAGTCAAACTCTTTGATAAAAGAACGCCTGTCTGTTCACTGAGGGTTTTCCATGCTTCCTTATATTGTGCTTGTGTCAAGATGCCAAGACCACCACGATTAGTTCCGGTGGCACCGGCTAAATGGAAACCAAGAATTTGCGGTCTCGCATTGTCACTAAGTACAGTGGCCATACACATACCTTTAAAAGTATCAATAGGTAGTGAATAAGTGGCTCCTTTATAAGTTCCAGCGCCCTGTGCATCAATTTCTGCTGCCCTAACTGCGGACAACTTATACTCGGAAGCGTCCCCATCGGCATTGCGATAGTACATGCGCGCAGGTGAATTGGGTATTCCATCCAAAGGTAGATATTCAGACAAATTCAACCAGTCTCCGGCATTAGGAACATACACGAGGGAAAGATCCGTCGAGGGTATTCTAACAGAATGCGCCCGTGAAATAATGCTCATCCACTGGCTCCCAAGATTGCGCTTAGTGCGTTTGGTGAACTTAACCTTGATCGATGTCATTTGTGCTTCAACAACCGGATTCCACATGTGATTGGGTATCAAGACAACATTGGAACCAGGAAAAAAGGCGTCACAAAAGTGCTTATTATTTCCTATAATGAATTCCATATGGACCAAGTTCGCCTTCACATTCTCGCGCAATTG